AGGATATGACAAATCCTGTTACCAAATTCGAACAACCAATCCTTGAAACTGTGAAAGCAGATTTTCTTAGGGATTTGGAAGCCGGTCTTGATAAGGATCAACTCCGAAAGGAGCTCTTTGTCTATGACGATATGACTGCCATTAATGGTTGTGCGGGACTTCGTTTTGTCGATAAGATGAATCGAGCCACTTCTATGGGTTTTCCCTGGAAGCGTGCTAAGAAACATTTTATGACGGAGATTCCTGCTCTTCCCAATATACCTAATCCTATGGTTTTTGGACCAGAAGTTATGGAGCGATCGAGTGAAATCATCGCGAAGTATCATCGAGGAGAACGGTGTATGCCAGTATTTACTGGGTCACTCAAGGACGAGGCTATTAAGTTCAAAAAGATCCGCGAAAAGAAGACACGAGTTTTTTGTGCTTCTCCAGTGGACTGGAACATAGTAGTTCGCAAGTATTTGCTTGCATTTATTCGTGTCATGCAACTCAATCGCAACCTTTTTGAGGCAGCGGTAGGATGTGTAGCACAGAGTCGTGAATGGGAAGATATGCGCACATACTTAACCAAATATGGTACAACGCGTATGATTGCTGGAGATTATGCTGCTTTTGATAAGCGCATGCCAGCTCAGGTCATGTTAGCTGCGTATGATATTATTGCGCAAGTGTGTGAGTGGAGTGGGAACTTTACACCTGAAGACTTGCGGGTCGTTCGGGGTATTGGTTTCGACACTTCTTTTCCTCTAGTGGATTTCAATGGAGATCTAGTAGAGTTGTCAGGATCGAATCCTTCTGGCCATCCATTGACAGTCATCGTTAACTGTTTGGCCAACAGTTTGTATATTCGCTATGTGTATGCTAAATTGCATCCTGAGCGTTCAGATGCCGCTGATTTTAAGGATCATGTGGCTTTGATGACATACGGTGATGATAATGCCATGGGTTGCTCTGCAACAATTCCGTGGTTCAATCACACTTCCATTTCTCAATGTCTTGCTGATGTTGGTATTGAATATACCATGGCAGATAAAGAGACGGAATCAGTTCCCTATATCTCGATTGAAGAGGTGGGATTTCTGAAGCGCATTTGGAGGTGGGATGAAGATCTCAAGGCTTTTGTTTGTCCTTTAGATGAGTCTTCTATTGCAAAGATGTTGACCATGGGTGTTCCCGGGAAAACTGATGCGATTGAGAAGCAGGCAATTGATGTTCTATCAACTGTGACTCGTGAATACTTCTGGTATGGCCGGGTTGTGTTTGAGCAGAAACGAATAATGTGCCAAGAGATCATGTTGGAGTGTAATCTCCAATTCTGGCAGGATGAGAGTACTTTCCCTACTTGGGATATTCTCAAGACGCGTTTTGAAGAAGCGTCAAAGAATCGTCT